AATAACTTCTTCAATAGTGTAAGTTGATGAACCTGCATTTTGAATTGTTTTTGATGAGATGTATTTCTGACAATCCTCTACTTTGTATGTTTTGGATACAGAGATACTGTTTATTTTTATACTAAATGTTGTATCACCAACACCAGCTGAGGTGTACTCATATGTTGCAAGTCCAGTACTATCAGTATCCACCGTATCCACAAGTACATTATCCTGATAAAACTCAACACTAACACCCTCAACACTCACAGGCGAACCCTCATTAGTCAACTGAACATCCAAAACAGCCACATCACCATCCTTATAAGACAATATACTTTTACCAGTCCTTTCAACAAAAGTATAACCATCAAACACTTGATTAACAACAAAACCAACCTGATTAGAACTCACACTACCACTAGTAACCACAACAAACTGACCACCAACACTAACAGGAGTAAAAACAATACTAGTACCACCATTAGAACCAGTACTACCAGAACCAACAACATCACCCGAACCATTAACAAGATTAACACTCTGACCAGGCAAACCCAAACCATCTTGATCATAACAATACAAAGTAACAGTTAAAGATTCACCAAGATTCAAAGTACTCTTATTCGCAGATGCAGTAATGCTTGATAAAACACGAGGAGCCACAACATTTTTAGTAAGACTAGTACTATTTCCAATCCAGGAATCAACATCATCAACAGTTAAACGAATAGTATGCTCACCAACACTACCGAAACTGAAAGGAATACTGAATTTACCATCAGTACCCACAGAAACAGTATTAATTAATGTATTATCCATATATGCTTTCACATTACAAACACTATAATCAACAGTATCAGTACATACTGAAACCAATTTACCCTTAATGAAATAATTAGTATTCGCATAACAAGTAACAATCCGGTTCAAGTTATCCCAAATATCCACATCATTAAAGCTAAGTTCAGCACCAGTAACTGTAACACGAATATTCTCAGAACTAACCTCAGGTTCCTCAATAAAACAGAAAGGTTCATAATAATCAATACTACCATACTCATCACATTTGAAAGGAACAGTAGCAACACCTTGATTATTCGTAGTTGCAGTAACCGTCTCTCCAACCACATCCATAAATGTTACTTCCTGATTTGGAACAGGCATGCCAGTATCATATTTCACAACAGCAGTTAAAGTAGCAGTTTCACCAACCACCACTTCTGTTTTATTTGTACTTAATGTGATACTAGTAATAACTCCAGGAGTATTATGGTAACTCATTTCATAAGCAGTAACAGTTACCTCCCCCATTGTATCCTCAACTTCTTCTAAATCACAATAAAATCTATTATAATCTTCTAATGTTTTAGGTGGGGAAACTATATTCCCCAAACCACGGACATCACCAGGACTTAAATAAATCCTATTCACCATACATTATCGCCCCCTACTACGAACATTCTTCAATGCTATTTTCTGCTTAACCTTTGCATCTAAATCTTGGAAATCACGATTACTAGTTAAAGCAGACAATACACGTTTATCACCTAAAGCCTCAATCAACTGACCAGTATTAACATTAGACGGTACATTCCTTAAATCCAATGTTAAGTTAATATTATCCTCAATCACCACTGGCGAATTATCCGATTCCACAATATACTGACCATTAGATACATTAAAGGCTTGACCATTACTATCCAATGCCTCACCACCATAAGCAGACTCACCACCAAAAGCAATATTACCAATCATATCCAATCCCTGCTTAATCTTATCAACCCAAGGCTTAACCATATTCCAAGCATCACGGAAAGGTTTAGTAATAGCATTCGCAACACCAGACAAAGCACCACTAATCCTACCAGCCACACCACTAAACGGTGAAGTAATACTACTAATCAAAGACTGAACCTTGCTCTTGGCGGCATTAATCCAAGACTGAATCGCACCAGTAATCCTACCGACAACCCCCATCAAAGCAGAATAAACCCTACCAGGCAATTGTCTAACACGAGTAACAATACCAGTAACAAAACGAGTAACCGCTCTAACCGCAGAAGAAAAAATCCTACTACCCCATTGAACAACAAGAACAATAATACGACCAAAAATACTCATATAAACATTCAACAAATTCTGTAAAATAGTCATGATAAAAGTAGGTAAATCCATCTGACCATTACGGAACTGGTCAAAAGCACCAATAACATTCTGAACCGCAGAAATAACTGCTCTTATCGGAGCAGTAATGAAATTCCAAGCTTGACCAATAGCCATAATCAAAGCATGAACAATATCAAATTTACCGCCAGTAGTAATGCCGAAGAACTCCATAATAGCATTAACAACACCAGTAACTGCCGGTACTAACCAATTCCAAGCATCAGTAATGCCTTGAATTAAAGCTTGAACATCAGGATGATTAATGAAAGCATCCCATAACCTTTGAATACCACTCCATATTGCATCCATCATACTGGAAGCATCACTCCACCAACCGAATGCTTTACCAATCTCATAAATAGCAACCACTATCGCTACAGCCGCAGCAATAAATGGTAACCATGGTGCTAATAATGCCCATGAAGCCGTAATAGCGGGCCATAAACTTGCCGTGAAAAAACCCATACCTGCAGTGACTGCAGTGATTCCACCTAACAATAGGATTAAACCGGCACCAACAGAACCGATAATTGAAATGAATGTGCCTAATGGTCCATCCATTACTGCAGAGAACATATTGCCGAACCAGTCAAGTACTCTTGCAGCCGCTTCCAATGCCGGCACTAATACTGGTAGTAATACATTCCCTACTAATACTTCAAGTCTACCTTTGGCAATGTCGATTTGTGCTTGTAATCCTTCCCAACTGTTTTTGAAAGCATCATTTGCATCTTTTCCTTCGTTCATTGCGGATGCCTGACCTAATGCTGCCATTCTTGCATTCGTATCCATGGTCTCCCATTTTGCATTTACATCTTCAATGGTGGCTCCTTGAATACCTAATGCATTTCCTAATTCTTCAACAGTGATACCGGTTCCTTTCAATGTTTTTTCGGCAACACTGGATTTCATTGCCATTCCACTGAATTTATTAACTAATGCATCCACATCAGTACCTAATATGAATGATTGGGCAGAAGCTCCTTTAAAAGCAGATTCCATAGCACTTAATTCAGTTACTCCTGCACTTGACATTGCAATAAATGATTCACGAACACTTCCACCAGCTCGACCGGTCTCGGCGGATAAATCACCAATAGATTTTTTCATATTATCCACTGGTATACCTGCTCCTTCTGCGGCTAATCCTACTCTTGTCCAACTGTCTTGAACTGTACCGGCTTTATCTGCCAATTGCCACATTGCATCGGCGGCTTGATTAACCCAACTGCTTATTTCTTGGAATGCCATTAAATCTGCCATTCCATCTAATGCTTCTTTGGATTCGTTGGCTTCTGTTTCAATATTGTCGATGGAATTGGCTAATCCTTGAGCATCTCCGTCTGCACTGCTCATTCCTGCTCCAGCATTATCGGCACTGTTTGCGACATCATCAAGACCGGAACTAGTGATGCTGTCTATACTGTTTCCTATGTCTTCTGCTGAAGAGGATACTGCTTCAAATGTATTGCTTGCATCGTCGATTGCTCGCAGTATGATTTCTATTTCTTCTTCTGCCATACTCTAATTTCACCTCTTTTTCTTGAATTTTATACCATTTGCTTCACATAAGGCACGGATTTTCATATCTATGTTTTCTTCAAAACCAATATCCTTTGATGCCATGATGGATAGGAATGCTTGTTGAAACTGTGTACTGTCCTTTAAATCAGTACATATTCGCATTCCATCACGATGCACACGATACAAGACCCTTGCCTGGTCAGTCTTTGCGAAACTGTTTAATCACAGTCAAATCATCATCAGATAATTTACTTACTCTAATGATCTGTTCGAAGATAAGTTCCGGTACACCAGGATAGAACTCTTTGACCTGTTCTGGTTTGATGTTCATGCTCCATGCGATTGCAGTGTACATGGCTTCGTTTTGTGCTTCTGTGAATTCTGCGGTGTTGATGTCCATGTCTTGCATGTTAGTTTGTGTGGTTGTTCTTTTGCCGTTTTGCATCCCTATTTTCACATGGAACGGTTGTTTTTCAATAGATTGTAATTTTGATAATTCACCACTGGTTAATGGTCTTAATGTTATGGTGGTTTTTTCACCTTCATATTCGATTACAACATCTTCGGTTTTGTCTTTGCCTAATGTGAGTTTTGCTAAAATATCATTATTGTTTTTCATTGGTAATTCACTTCCATTTTTAATAAAAAAAGCCCCAATAGGGTTGACCCAGTTTAAATGGGTTCCTTATTGGGGCTATATAAATTGATTTTTTAAGATTCTTATTCGATTGCTAATTCCTCTTGATTGTTAATTAATTTAACGTACATATCAGTTTCGACTTCGGTGGTGCCGTCTGCTAATTCCACAGTACCGCTTCCGAGTGTGTCTAATGTTATGGTGGTTTCGATTGCATCTACTCCACTCATACTATATTCTACACGAAGTGTGCATTTTGGGAATAGTATGTTACAACTAATGTCACTGTTTTCACAGTGTGCGATAGTGACTTGTAAAGGTAATTGTAATAATTTACAACTTGATGGTTCTAATGCGTTGACTTCACCGTATTGTGCATCAAGGATACTCCTTACTGTGTCAGATGTGAGTGTAGTTGTAATGGATATTGTGTTTTCACGTTTACCTGCTTGTGCACGTTTCTGCGGATACCTTGAACCAAGACCGATAGTACCATCTACATCATGGTTATTGTTTCCTTCGAAACTGAACGCTGTACTTACACCATCTAATGGTTTCATGTTCCCCTGTGAGTCGGTACCCATTTTGAGACTGACATCGTAGAACATGATGAATATTTGCTCGTTGGTTAATTCATCAGGACGAGTGAAATCATCACCGCTTCCGATAATACCTGCTTTCTCAGTACTGTATATCCAGTCTGCTTTTACAGTCATACCTTCATCGGATACTTCAAGACTTAACTTATCTTCAAGTAAACCATACAAGTATTTCTTAAGCATATCATACACTGCAATTCCTCTAAAGGAAGGGAGTTCTTTTCCTTCACCACCGTAGAATTCATGAGTGTGTACAGTTGCCCCTGATTCTCCAGCGGTGTAAACGTAATTGTCAAGGAAACCACGGAAATACCATGCCAATTGTTGCAAGTCTGCATCTGCGGTTGTACTACCTGATGGTTTCATGATACCTGCACGAGCACGACGGTTCATCCTTGAACCCCCTGACCTTAATACTGGTTCGTCACCGAGATTGAAATCAACATCATCAGCTTGATTCCACCAATCTGGGTCAAATGCAGATTTGGCAACAGTAGTGTCGGCGTAGGTGCTTTCGAGTTCTAATCCAAATCCTCTATCTACCATTATTTTAAGCTCCTAATAATTGTTTTAAACATAATTTCCAATTGATTTTAATATTCACGTTCAAGATTACTGCAACCACTGGCAATCTCTCGGACTTATTATTCACATCTACAGTTCCCATTGGGTAGAATGTTTCGAGTGTGATGTTGTTGATGAGTCTTTGACCTGGTAGTATTTGTGATTGTACTGTTTGCCAGTTCTTACAGATAGATAAGATTACTCTTGTTGCAAGGTTTTGTGTGGAAGTGTTAGCATCTTCCATTTCCTTTTCATATACTGCACAGTTGAATTGGAATGGTATGATTAAATCCATTGTTCCACTAATATCTGGTTGTCTACCTGCTCTTGCTTCGTGTTGGTACATCCAGATGAATGGTTCTTCAACATGTTCTTCTTCACTGTATACGGTGAGGAATGTTTCCACATCTTCAAGTAACCCATCTGTTGTGATTTCATTGTCGATGCATGTTTTCATGATACTGGCGATTTTTTCTAATCCAATGTTTATGTTTACGGTCATCCGAACACCTCACTAATTGCCTTTAAGAAATAACCATCTAATCTACCTGACACATCATTGATACTGTCCTCAACAAAATGACGGCCACGGATTCCAGGATGATGCACCACTTTAACTGGATAAGGTGCTCCTTCCCACCATAATGCTGAACCACTTGTCAGTTTCTGTCCAGCATGATAAGTTGCCTGACCTTTCGGAGTGATAGTGTATGGTCCTGTTCCATCATTCACATACCTTGCATAAGCGGCCGGTGATTTGATAGTGGCCTCATCACTACTCATACTATCAACAAACCAGGACTTCAACCATCCATGGTCTACTG